ATACAAACCGTAATCATCACAATTTGTAATTTGCACATTATCCAAATACATGCCAGCTTTGCCAGTAGCAGTAGGGACATTAATTCCTCTTTTTGTATTTGTCAGATACAACCGCTCAAACATTGAAGTTTGAGCTAACGTATCAATGCAAGCATCGGGTGGATCGTTTGGATCTCCGTAAAATTGCAAATCTGACATCCTAAGACTATAGTTACTATGGACAATTTGAATTATCGATCCTGATCCAGTAGCGGTTATTCTGGAACCCTCACGTTGAGCAGTTCCGTGAAATACAAAACCATTTGATCCGCTAGGGACTACTACACCCCCTGCATTCATATAATAAAGCCCTGTCCCCATTTTTAAAATAACATTACTATTTGATGCACAAGTAACCGCCTGCTGTAGATATGTTGTATTATTCACTCTTGTTTCGTCAGGAGAAAATCCAAACCACTCAGCCCACATTTCTGCCATATGCCCATCACCAAAACTTACCGAGGCCGTCGGGTCACAATCAAAAATTTGATATAGTCCAGCGTCAAGATTGCAGTTTATGGTGACATCAGCGCCGTCAATATCAAATACCGCGCCTTCTTCAAATTTTAGGCGGGTGTTGGCCGCAAAAGTAATATCCTGGTCAATGGTCCAGGTATTGTCACCAAAATGTAATGTTTTCCTGTCTGTGCTAATTGAATCAATCGCATACTGTAAAACTGTGTCAGTCCTACCAGATCCGTACCACTCGGGGAGGATTTCCATTACCGAGGAATCGCCGAAGGTTACTTCACCGGAACCTGAAGTATCAAAAATATATTGCCGTCCGCATTCAAAAGGGCCGTTAATATTTAGATCATAATCACCAAGGGCTATTATCCCGTCTTTAGTAAATCTTATTTTAGTTGTGGATAAAATAGTGCATTCAGCCGTCAAAGTTATTGTTTTATTAATTACCAATTCTGTATCATCACCACCTATTGCAGCAAGCGCAGTAGTCAAATTATTAGAATACTGAGCTATTGATACTGTATCGCCGACAAGATAACTGCCTGCTCCGTCTGTTGATCTGAATCCGGCATGGGATACTGAAGCGAAAAGAAATATTATGGTGAAGATTACTGATATTATTTTTTTCATAGTCCATACTCCTTTTTTATCTTCTGGTAAATGCAAAAGTTTCTAACCAAGCGCCTAATGATCTTTTCTTAATACAAAGATCCTGAACATTTCTTGTAATTCTTATAGTATCATCTTGAGTCTGATCATCTTCATCAGCATACAAGTAAATAGATCCTGCTTTATTCAAATAAAGATTATCGCAAGTAAGCTCTACTGGATCTGACGGGTCACTAAATCCGGAAATTGCTACCGGAACTGTCGGATCTTCGGTCTCTGATCTGGTATCAAAATTCAAGGTCCAGACACCGGCAATCAATTCATGAAAATATACCGCACCGTCAGTCCAAGTTATTCGATAACAGCCGTTTGTTGTATTATCTCCTCCCTCGGCAAACATATAAATTACGCCGCCATTATTCAGATAGACATTATTTGTATGAACATCAACGTAATCAGGTGTGGCCGATCCTGAAACAGCTGCAACATCTGAAGCTCGAACGATAAATCGTCGTCATAATCTTCTGTTGTATCATCTGCATCAGCAGGCCTATTATTAAAAAATCGCCAAGAGTTATCTTCGTTTTTCCCAAAGTGTACAGCTGTCTTAATATATAGAATATCGATTGAAGTATAAGCCGAAGCTGTTGGAACAACCCGTCCTCTTGTTCCCTGCGGCACAAACTCACCACCTACTGAATAAATCTCGACTGCTTCTTCAAAAGCTGCGTTCTGGCAATTAATTGTTAATATATGCCCTGATCGGTCAATAGGGAATCTTGCCGTCTCCGCTCTTACTTCATCTGCTGAAGCTGTTTTTTCATTTGATATTATAGTATGGTCATCACTCCAAGAATTATTATCTACTTTTGTTTTTACCGTTATGCTTCCACCTGTAGGGGAGAAGGTAACAAACCCTTCACGAAATCCCTTCCATACTTTTCTGTCTGCCGGGTGGATTACCCATTCGGCCTCCATAGTAAAAGCCGTACCATAATCATTACCCATCTCAGGGGCAACTCTGATTAAATGCCTGGAATGATCACCCATATATAAAGAAGGAGTCCCGTTATAAGTAAGAATTCCCATGGATGAAATATTGTGCCCGGTCATTATAGCCCATGCGCCATTAGGTGGATTCACTGCATAGAAGTATAGTAAGATAATATCATTCGTATCTGCATCCTTCGTGGGAAATGCCCATGCAATACACGATTTATCAGCCCAATGAGCAGACCGGCACCAATCTTTCATATTGGTCTTATCAAGTCCGTCGAAGTAGTCTTGTATAGGATGGGAGATGAAAAACTTTTTATTATCACCATACTCCTGAACTGTGCTTAATCTATGGATGCCTTTAGTAGAGGCAAAAAATATGTCGTTATTCGCTCTTACCGCCGAGCCTTTAATCATGCCTACACTTTCAATAACTCCAGCAGCAGGCATGACAAAATCGGCCTTAGTAGCTCCTATAATACGATGTATACTATTTTCTTTCCCAATTATTAACTGCTCAAAATGATCTCCTATAATCGCTGTGATCTTATCCCCGTCTCCTCTTCTTACAGGAATTTGTGCAGCTCCTGCAAGAGCTTGACCGCTTATTACGTCTACTTCTGCATATCCGTTTTCAAAATCTGTACCTATATGGGGTACAGATTTATAAAGTTGTGAAGGATTTCCGGGATGGCCGCCCGCCCAGAGGCTATTCCCGTGGACACCTAATACTGAAGGAGCAAAAGTACCTTCTATTCCTCCTGATGTTGGAGGAGTTGTAATATCTTCCCAAGTCGTCCCATCGTAAGTCTGAAGAATGGTATTGCCGTCAGCACAAAAATACTTATCATTTAATACCGCATGTTCAATATAATTACCTACAGCCATAGCTGTTGCATTTAAAGCCGACTCATTAGCCAATACATCAGATCCGGATAAACTGTAAGCATACCCGCCGGCATGTATTATTTTCTCTGTTGTGGGGCTACCTGATGTGCCCTGCCTGACATATTCAAATATACCGTTTACCGCTACCGTACCGAGGGCAGCTAGAGACATATCCTCTAAGGAGACACCGGGGCGCTTCTCTAAATAACCATTTCGGTCGAGGAATACATTATAGGCTTTAGATAAGTACCTGGAATCAAAACCAGGCTTATTTTCATACATCAGCCCAAGAAACGGGGCATCTACACTAAACGATATTCTTCTTTTCGGCATTTTTTTGACTCTTTTGTATTTTCCCTGGGGTAGGTTTTTTTGGTGCAAGATTCTTTGGTTGTGGATTAAATATCTGCAACAATCTGTCGAGTTCTCTCATCTGGGGTATTATCTGTTTCCTGTTACCAGATGGGAATATAACCATCTCGGTTAAAAATATGTTCAGATTTTTATGCTCTTGCTCTGTTAATTCAAATGTCACTTTGTTTCTCCTTTTATACTCCTGCAACTAATTTTTCTGCATCTGCATAATAAATATGCAGGCCATCCCCCTCCATCCAGCACATGCCATTTTCTATCACCGTACCGTATAAAGTATTCGGATCAGCTGTTAAAACAGGCAATTTTAAAATGCCATGACCCGTAATTTTACATCCTGAATCACCACCTATTTCCAAATATATCTTAAAATAATCCTCGACGGGAAGAGTTGGTATGTTATATGCATACGTTCTTTTAATGCCAATATAATACGCATTTGTAATTGCATCTCCGTCGTCTGTTTCGTCATCTTTCACCCACCCCGTAAGAGAAGCAGCCGTCCATGTTATCAGCCCTGACCTGGTGAATCCTTGCGTCCCGTCGTCTGGATAAAACTGTGTCCAAGTACCGGCCCCATCGCTGGTATAATAAAACTCTAATACACAATCCTTGCTTGGTCATTACCAAAAATAATCCAATCGTTTACAGCGTCAAAAATGGTTAAATCATTACCTGCCTCCAAGAAAGCATTACCGTCTCCTGCTACCCCAGTTACTCTGTCAGTGGCTACTGTGCCGCCTGTTGATAATTCATAGCCAAAATCTGGGTCTATTGCAACGCCTCCAGTTACTTCAATGGCGTTTGTAAAGCCCGTCCCTATATGAATGGCGTCTTTGATAGCTGAACTTGCGTTTGTCGTCTCAATATATAACCCGTCTATATGACCGTCTGTTGCTCCTGTTACAACGAAAGATATTTGTTGGCATTGAGTCACATCTGCTGCCTGTAAAACTCCTGTTTCGTAGAAGATATGAAAGGCGTCGCTATTGTTAAATCCTCCTGCGTAATGGTGGATATGCAAAGTATCTGAATTATCAGCACCTATTTTCCCGCTCAGGTCTATCATTGAATG